CCGTCGATGCCCTCGGCCTTAAAGCGCCGATAGACGATATACTCCATAGCTTTATCCTCCCTTGAATAATTCTCGATACGGAATATAACCTAATCACTCGGAGGATTAAGCTCGCGCTTTATCGCTCCGCTTGATTTTAGAGATTTGCGAGAGCTCGTCCGTAATGAGCTTTACCCACTCTTTGAGGACGTTCGGCGGTATCTTCTCATGGTTGACGGTCATATACGCGAGGTCGAGCACGTCGAGCATCGAGTTATAATAGCCCTGCGCCGTCTCGTAATACTCTTTCCGCCGCTGGATGTTCCGGCGGCGTATCTCCTCGGGAGATTTCTCGTCAACGTAAATGAGGTTTGCCGTCTTTATCATGCGATAAGCCTCTCGCGCCGCGTTGTAGAGCGGCAAGGAAAAATAAAAGGTGTAGCTTTTCGGCAAGATGCGGACGCGGTTATATGTGAATACATAAATCTCGCGGGCGAGGTTGATATACTCCGCCGGGCTTTCGCCGCGTCTCGATTTTGGTACGGACATTTTCTTTCCTCCTCGCCGACTATGCGCCCATTGAGGGCGCAAGTCTCGATTTCCGAATTATACGCAAAAGCCGGGCGCGAAGCCGAGCGAATAGTACGCGCTGACGCTGCTGACTGTGCCGTCGGTGCCCACACGCACGAAATAGTCGGAGAAGCTCGCACGCGAGGAACGGAGCCACCAAGAAGCGGCGGTACTCGTCGCGCTGTGCTTGTACTTGATTTTGCTATTCCCTGCGGAATAATAGGCATACTGCGCTTGTTTGTTCTTCTCGTTCGTGTTTCCGTAGGAAATGCTGCCGAAAACCTCGTACTCCGAGAGGAGGAAAAAGTAATCCGTTGTCGCCGTGACGTAGCTCGCCGTCGAGCCGCCGCCGTTTGCCGTATTGTCCGTGTACTTGGTAACGGACTTGAGGACGGCACGGAGCGCCGCCGGAATGACTGCGATAATCGTCCCGGAGTAGCTCGAGAGGCTCGTCCCGCAAATCGCGGTACGCATTTGCGAGCTCGCCCAGCCGCCGGAGTTTGTGTTCGATGCGTTCATAACGAAATAGCCAGCGCCCGGGGCCGACCATCCGCTATCGGGGCCATATTGACTATCGCAGAAACAAACGTCCGTACCGCCGGAGAGGGCGGTCTTTGCAAGTTGGAAATGGATACGGTTTGCGCCCTCAACGCTTGCGTTATGGTTAAACCCAATAATGAAAGCGTAGGTCGTGACATTCGAGAGCGAGAGCTTTCCGACCGTGCCGTTAAGCGTTACGGCCTTGCGGTCGCCGATGCTCCAATAGTTCGCGCCCTGTCCCGCGTCGGAAACGGACTTGATAACGCTCCACTCGTTATTGTTGAGCGTGGTACTCACGAAAGAGAGCGTCAGCGCGTAGGAGGTCGTGGAGGACACGACATTGACGGAGCCGCTCACGGTCTGCCCGCTCTTTGTGGCCTCGACGGTGTATGTACCCGTCTCCGTGACGGTGAAAACCGCCGAGCCGGTGCTCGTCTTTGTGGCGATAGTCGTCCCGCCTTTTTTCAGCACGACGGACGCGCCGGAGTCCACGTTGACGGTAATCGTCGCAGAGAAGAACGTCAGCGATACCGCGTAGCTATCCACGACGGAGACGCTTTTCGTATCGGACGTTTGCCCGTTGAGCGTAGCCTTGACGCTCCATGTACCGGCCTCCGGCACAATAAGCGTGCAGCTTTCGTCAACGTTGATGCCGCTCACGGTGAGCGCCCCCTTCGTTGCTGCAACGGTCGCCCCCGTGGTAACGCTGACCACGATTTTCAGCTCTGTGCCTGTGGTGATAGCTCCGATTGCGGAAACATATCCATCGGGATAAGACAGCGCACCGCTCGTCTTGCCTTTTGTGCGAATTGCGTCTGCGACCTTTTTGAGATCGGTATCATTTGTCAAATATTCCGCCATTAGAAGCTCACCCCATTCGCATCGGGCACAGTGGCCGCTGCCCATGCGCCATTTACTACGCGCAGGAATTTCCCGTTATCAGCAGTCGTGACCGTGACATTGACCGCGCTGTCCGCCTTGCCCAAACTCGTCTGTACGTCGCTTGCAAGGTCGGATTTGGACACCGTCGACTGGAATGCCAGCGTACCGAGCTCGCTGAACCACTTGTAGATCTTGGCAAAGAACACACCGAGCTTTTCGCCCGAGACGAGATTGACGCGCTTGCTCGTCGCGCTCGGCGGAGTGAACGCCGCCGTGACGTCGCTCCCGTCGCCCGTCTTATCCAGCTTGCCGGAGATATCGACCTTCTCCGCCGCAGCCGCCGCGATCTCGTTGACGTCGCTGTCCGTGAAGTAGTCCGTCCCCTTGACCGGCGTTTTGCCGTCCGCGCCCGCGGGACCGGTCGGACCCTGCGGGCCCGTGTCACCCTGCGGACCCTGTTCTCCCTGCGGGCCTCTCGGACCCTCGGGGCCGGTATCGCCCTTTGCGCCGTCAGAACCGGCGGGCCCCGTCGCTCCCGTGTCGCCCTTCGGGCCCTTGAGATTCACGGTCTGCGGATTGGCCCTGCCGCCGTCGTTCGACCACGACAGGTCGCCGTCCTCGCTCATGCTCGGCGTGAACGTCACACCGTCCTTGCCATCCGCGCCCTTCGCACCGTCCGCGCCCTTTTGGCCGTCCGCGCCCTTGGCCCCGTCTGCACCGGCAGGGCCTTGTGGGCCCTTGATGTTGACCGTCGCGGGATTGTCTTTCCCGCCGTCGTTTGTCCAGCTTAAGTCGCCGCTTTCGCTGACGCTCGGGATAAACGTCGTGCCATCCTTGCCCGGCGCACCGTCCTTACCCGGCGCACCGTCCGCGCCTGCCGCGCCGGTATCGCCTTTCGCGCCCTGCAAGGGGCCGTTGTTGACGAACTCACCGGTAACGCCGTCGAAAATGTAGATGTCATAGGGCTCCGCCGTGCCCACGCCGTAGGCGTCGCCCGCCGAAGCGGTCGTCTTCTGTGCAGCGTCAAGCGCAGCTTTCGTGCCGTAGTAGCCCAGCACCTTGAAGCCGCTGCCGGTGTCTCCCTTGGGCCCCTGCGGGCCGGTCTCGCCCGCGTCGCCCTTGGGGCCCTGCGCGCCGGTGTCGCCTTTTTCGCCCTGCGGGCCGCGTTCACCCTGAACGCCCTGCTCGCCCTGCGGGCCTCTTGGGCCGGTCTCACCCGTGTCACCCTTCGGACCCTGTTCGCCTTGGGGGCCGGTCTCACCGGTGTCGCCTTTGGGGCCTTGCGGGCCTCGCTCGCCCTGCTCACCCTGCGGGCCCGTCAGCGCGGCGAGCTGTTCCGCCGTGAAGTCGGCATAGACGAAGGCATCGCCCTTGTCTCCCTTTGCCCCCTGCGGGCCAGCGGGGCCGGTCTCACCTTGAACGCCCTGCTCTCCCTGCGGACCGCGCGGGCCGGTATCACCTTTCGGTCCTTGGGGACCCGTCGCGCCAGTGTCGCCGGTCTCACCTTTGGGGCCCTGCGCACCCGTCGCACCCGTATCTCCTTTGGGGCCGGTCGCGCCGGTGTCGCCCTTTGGTCCCTGCTCGCCCGTGTCTCCCTTGGGGCCGACCTCGCCCTGCGGGCCGGTCGCGGCAACGCCCGTGTCGGCAAAAGCGCCCGCCTTCGCGTCCCACTTGAACCAGTTGCCCGTGGTCTCGTCGACGTAGGGCATCTTGCCCACCGCCGTCTCCGCATCCGCCGCCGCCTGCAGCACCTCGTCCACCCAGCTCTGATAAGCGGGGGGCGGGGTCTCTCCGCTGTCTTCCAGCGTTTCGCGCACGCGCGTCTTATAGATTTGGCTCTTCACAACGGTATCGCCCACGGTGTAGCGCAGCTCTGCCGCGCCCTCACCGGCCACCGCCGTATCGACGCTCGATACCAGCCACACGAGCGCGCCGTCCTCTTCCGTCACCGTCACGGGATACGGCTCGGCATCGCCGTTTCGCTGTACGATCAGGCTCGCCACGCCCTCGCCGTAACCCTTGCGCCATTTCCCCAGCACGTCAAAGACGACCTTGCGCGCCTGATTCTCGCCTCTGCGCCCGAGCTTGATCTCTTCGAGCGCGTAGGCATTTTCAATCACCATGTTGTCACCTCTCTTATGGAAAACGGCGCAGCAAGAGCGACTATTCCGTCCCTTGCTGCGCCGTGTCGCAACTCATTTTTCGTGTCTCGCGGTCGTATTTACTTACGCGTTGTGGGCCTTCGCGCTCTCGACGTAGTCGCTGCTCATCGTCTGAATGAGATTCGCGGTCGAGGCGTCCTGTCTCATCTGGTTCTGGATGGCCCACAGGAACTTTCTCTTGATCTGCACGGTCACGCCGCGCTGGATCAGGCAGCTTTCGCCGTTCACGCACACCAGCAGGTCATCCTTGTACTTGCCGTTGTCCTTGAACAGGCGGACGCTGACGTACTCTTCGCCCGCGCGGGCGGCATTTGCAGCCGCAGCGGCGTTTTTCGCTTCGCTCATCGGTCTTTCCTCCGTTTCAGTGTCGGGGGCGGCATTTGCAGCCGCCCCCTTGGTGGTTAGGTCAGCGGGGTCTCATCGAACGTGGAGCAGCACTCCACACGAATCATATACGCCTCGACCAGACGCTCGGCGACCTTCGTTGCCTTCCAACCGACGGTCGCGCGCTGGTTCAGCGGGTCAGCCGTACCGGCAGAGCCGAGCGGCTTGACGATGTGCTCAAGGCCGCCGCCGGTCAGCTCGGTCGTGCCGTAAGCCTCTGCGCCCATGATCAGGGTGGAGTAGACGTTGCGGCCCTTCGCACCGGCCTCGCCGGGGTAGATGGCGGTCGATGCCGTCGGGGAAGTAGCAGGGGCGGCTTTCAGCGTGATCGTCGCGCTGCCCTTAGCGGCAGCCGTCGCGCTCTCGATCTCAAGCAGCTCGCCGCCGATGACGACCTGACGGCCCGCCAGAGCCGCAGCGTCGGCAGCGGTGATGACCTCGTTGACGGTGATCACATTGCTCGCCGCGCTCTTGACGGTCAGCTCGCGTGCGCCCTCGGTCAGGTCGTCCGCGTGGAACACCTTCGCTTCGGTCGTCTCGATGAAGCGGACGCCCGCGATCTTGCCGATCTCATCGTCATAGATGTTGCTGGTGTCCTTGTACTCGTGCGGGCGCTTCCAATCGGGGTCATCCTGAATGTCGTAGGAGCAGTCAGGGTGGATGATGGCCCAGTAGGAGCCCTCATAGCGCGGGGCGTTCATGGTTTTCAGGAAGCGGACCGCCTTGCGGACGGCGCGCACCGTGAAATAGTGGTTGCCCGTGCTTTCGCCGCCGACGAGCAGATGACGGCCCGTCACCTGACCCTCGCCGTACTGGACGTTGGAGCCGCCGTTGATGACCTCGCGGGTGATGGTGTCCAGCGTGCGGCCCGCCTGAGAGCCGAGCAGCACCGTCGCTTCCTGCAGGTTGTTGTCGATGGCGGTCAGGTCGAGGATATCGGAAATCTCGACGAAATCGCCGTACTGGTCGACCTGCGCGGTCAGCGTGGTCATGGACAGCTTGCGGCCCTTGGGCGTCACGCCTTCGGTGATGGGCGTCAAGGCCTTGGGCAGCGGATCATACTTGCGGAACTCGATCTCCTTGCCCTTGCCCTTGGGGATGTTGCGCTTCTGTGCGAAGCGGTCATGCACCAGCTCGGGTTCGGCGTTGTCGATCAGGGTATCGCAGTAGTAGGTCTTCATTTCGCCCGAGAGACCGGCGTCGGTCGTCACGTTCGTCTGACCCTCAAACAGGTTCAGAACGACGGGCAGAATAAAAATGTCTTTGAACTTCTTCATGGAATTTTGTCTCCCTTCTTACAGTCGGTAAAATGAGGCGGGCATCAGAATACGATGCGCTCGCCGCGTCTCACGCGCCGCGCGATCTCTTCGCGGTCGGCCTTCGTGAACTTGCTCGGGTCGCTCTTGACGATGACCCCCGGCTGGGAAGTGGTTCCGTTCTCGTTCGGGCGCATTCCTTTCGCGCGCACGTTGTCCATCACGCGCTTTTCCATCTCCGCCGCAGCTTTCGCCGCGCTGCGGGCCTGAATGTCGCCTAAATGGGATACCTCGTAAGCGTCTCGCACCGGAACACCTGCGCGCAGCATCGCAATGAAGCGCGGATTCTCCGCGACCTCGCGCTTGAGGTCGAAGTCCGGATAATCGCCAGGGGCGTCCTTCGTGCCCACAAGCGCCGCAGCCTGACGGATCCAATCGTTGTAGGTCTCGTCGGCCTTCTGCTGGCGCTGCCGGTCTTCTTCCTGACGCTTGAGCGCTTCGTTTTCCTGCTGCATGCGCGCATACTCGCGGTACTGCTCCACGCTCATGCCCATGCTCTCCGCTTCCGCGTTGTAAAGCACGCCGTTCAGCGCCGCATCGCCTTCGAAAGCCGCCCGCAGCTTGCTCATGTCGCCGTCTGTCACGCCGTAATGGCGCATCAGTGCGTCAAGAATAGGCTGCGAATCGGCGATCTTCTGGTCTTTGGCCTTCTCTTCGCCGAATCTGCGGTTGATGATGCGCTGCGTCTCCGCAGTATACACGTCCTTGTACTTGCCGTTTACGAGGTCAAGGAACTCCTTTTTCAGGTCTTCCCCGCCTTTTTCCGCAGCCCCGGCGTCGTGCTGCTGCATCTTCGCGCCCTCGCCCTTCGGCTCGCCGGAAGAGGTCCCCGTATCGTCAGGTGTCTCCCGCTTGCCGAAAACGACGTTGGCGTATTCGCCCGATTTGCCCTTCCGGGTGGGAGAAGAGCTTGCCTTTGTGGTATCGCCCTGTGCGCTCGCGCCTCCCTCAGCGCCGCCCGATGCACCGGCGGCGGCTCCCGCAGCGGCAGCGCCGCCGTCAAAGAGGCTCAGGATCACGCGAAGCGTGGTTTTGAGGTTCATGGTATCCCTCCTGCATGTCAAATCGCGGATATTCAGCCCTCCGTGTAGGCCGTGCAGCGCCTCCCCGTCGCCCGCAGGGGAGGGGGGAGCGGCGAAAAGATGAAGAGAAACGCCGTCCCTCCCTCGCGGACGTATGAACAGGAGGTAAGTCACTCACACGCCTAAAGCGTAACATGCGGTTTCCTCCGTCTCACCACGGGCGAGAAAAATTTTTTTAATTTTCTTCGTCGGCACAAATGCAGATTGCGTCCGGCCTCGCGTCTTCCAGCTGCTTGAGACCGATGCACGCGGCGATGAATGCCGCCTCGATGCGCTCGTCACCGCCGCAGTGGATGAGGAAGCGCGGCGCGTCCTCATCGATCTCGAATCCGTAGACCTCGCACTCTCCCTCGGATTCCATGTTCTTCACGTAGCCGCCGAAGGCGTACATCACGCCCGTAATGTAGTTGCAGCACTTCTCATCCGCCGAATGTCCCTCACACAGGATCATGTAGCGCCCGATCTCATGCTCGATTCGCACCATCGTCATGTTTTATCCCTCACATCCCCGGCATCACCGCACTGCTGCCGGAATCCATGTTTGGCTTCGACTGTTCGGCGAGCTGCTGCATATACGGCGTCTGTGCGCTCTGCGCGTCGGCGTTCCTGCTCTCAATGCCGCCGCTGCTGCCGCTCTTGCGCGTCGAGCTTCCGCCGCTCTGCGCTCCGCCCGTCATGCCAAGCCCCATGTCCTGACCTGTGAGCTGCTGGATGACCGCGAGCGCCTTTTGCAGCTGCTCGCTCTGCTGCTGTACGACGTTATAGAGCGTCGACCCCTCGTTGACCTGGCTCTTGATCTTGTCGATGCCCTCAAAGTCCATCATGTCGAGCGCGATCATGCTCTCCTGCGCCCTGTCAGGGGAGAAGAAGCCCAGCGAATAAAGCTCCTTCGCCCGCTCGTTCTGTTCCGCGCGGGAGAAGGGGTTCTTCTTCTGCGCCTTGATCTTGATATCAAAGACCGGCCTGCGGAACAGGTCGTTGCCAAGGCTGTCCACGCCCGTCACCTGATCGCCCAGCTCGTTCGCGCCGATCTGCGCATACTCGTAGGGCATTTCATTCGTAATGCGGAATGTGCGCGTCGCGTCGTAGAACTGCCGCATGCGCTCGATGCACAGCTTCACGATCTTCGTCTGTGCGCGGTAGCACGCCGAGATCATGTCGCGGCTCGCCTTGTTGCCCGCCTCCTGCAATGCAGAGATCGCCGCCGCAGCCGTCGCGCCGCTGGACGTACCGCCGTTCGACACGTCGCGGTTGGAACTCGTCTCTTTCATCTCGTCGATCTTCATCTGCACGATGTTCGCGTAGATGGAATCGAGCGGGCGCGTCGTCACCTCGCGCAGCTTCGTATCGTCGATGCTGCCGGATACGTGGATGATCGGCTTGCGCCAGTCGAGGAATTCTTCCTCGTTGATGTTCAGGCTTTCGCTCGCGAAATACCGGCGCTTGCTGCCCATCATCGACGTTTCAAGGATGTTGCCCCACAGCTTGTCGATGTAAAGCTGCGGGTCCTTTGCGATGGCCGTATAACCAAAGCCCGCGGGCGTGCCCTTCTCGGGGAACAGCACGTCGAACACGAACGGATATTCGCCGTCTTCGTAGAAGCCCGCCTCCGCACACTCGGGGTCGTTCTCGCTGGCGTAGATGATGTGTTCCTCGTCGATGAACTTTGCGTAGTGCAGCACCGCGCGCCCGTCAGCGGCTTTCTTGCGGTAATACCAGTCGATCACGGCGACCTTGTTGCTCGTATCGACCGTGTCATCGTACTCGTACTTCGCCGTCTCGATGCTGCTGCCGCTGAGCTTGTCCGCAAACTGCGGGTATTCGTCCTCGATGATGTCGCGGTCGATAAGCGCTACCGTGAATACGTTGCGGCTCTTCTGGATGTCCTCAACACCCGGTTCCCAAAAGATATTCAGCGGGTCGATGCCCTCGATGGCGATGTCGCCGAGCCCGTTGTCTTTCTCCTTGTCCCAGAACACGCCGTAGATCGCCACGCCGTGTTTGAGCTTTTCCCACCACTCGAAGCTGTACGTGCTGTCAAACTCGTTGTACTCCATGATGACCGGCAGCACGGACGAGAGCGTCTTCGCGCTTTCCTCATCGCTCTGCTCGCGGGGCAGGCACACAGGCTCGGGGTAGTTGTCCATCGCGTCGGCGTGCTTATTCATGATCGAGTTGAACAGCCACGCACTCGCAGGCTCGGGACTGTCTCCTGCGTCTTTCGACCCGCGTCGGATGTCCTCCCAGTGCCGCAGCTTCCACCAGCTCTCTTCGCTGATGATGCGGTTTTCGAAGTTGCTCTTGCCCTGCTTGTACTTTTGCAGCGTTTCCACGGCGTCGCCGATCTCCTTGCTGCCGATGGCCGCGCCGCTGCTCATCGCCACATCGCTGTCGCGGAATGCGCCCACGAGCGGGGCCTCCGCTTTTGCGCCCAGCATCGCGGCAGCGCCCGTTGCATCGGCCTGCTGCTGCGTCTGCGGAAATTTTCTCGTTCCTGCCATGTCTTTCCCTCCTGTCAGTTGTGTTGGAACCACGCATATCTGTCGTAGCTCGGCGTATTGATATCCAGCGGGTCATAGATGACCGGCTTCGGCGGCTTGTTCACCCTCGCCGCGATGGGATTCTCCATGCACACATATCTGGTCATGTCGTAGCAATGATCCTCCTGCTCGGTGTTCACGTCCTCAACGTCCTTTTCGTCGTAGACGAGGTTCGGCACCGTTCGGATGAAATTCTTGCACGTCGAGAAGATATACAGCATCGGCACGCCGTTTTCATCAAACGCAAACCGGTTGTGCAGCTGCATCTTGCCGTCGATGCGGGCGTTGTCGCCCTTCTCGAAGTAGACGCGCTCGCGCTCAAAGAGTGAGCCGATACTCTCCGTGCCCTGCGTGCCCCAGATGGCGGGGTCGCCCACGCGAAAGATGTGCCGCCCCTTAAGGTTCGGGTCTTCTTCCTCGATGCGCTTTATCTCGCGCGCCACCGCCGTTGGCTCCATCTTCACGCCCTCATTCGGCGTTCCCGTGCAGCCGTAATACTCGCGGATGTGGTAAAGCCTGCGGTCATGATCGACCGCGAACCAGCCGATGGCAAACGGCCTTGAATATCCCCAGTCCATCGCGCACCAGACCGGCCACTCCTTCGGGATCTGAAACGGCGCGATGACGTGCGTATTGATGCGGTCGCGGTAGTGCTCGCTGTCGTTGCGCCACTCGGTAAACACCTGACCCGAGAACGTGTCCCAGTCGCCGTAAAGCAGCGCATTCTTCTCCGCCTCCGGCATCGATGCAAGGCGCGTCAGATAGCTTGCATCGTTCTTGAGCAGGATCTTGTTGTCAAACACCGTGCTCGGCACGAAGATGCGGCTCTTCTGCCGGTGTTCCTCATGCCCATCAGGGAAGCGCACGACCGCGTCCTCTCGAATGGTCTGCATCGGGCGCGCCGCCGTGATGAATCGTTCCTTGACCCATCCATGCCCCACGCCACCCGGGTTGGCCGTGCTCCTGATATACACCCGCGTTCCCGGCCCGTTCGGTCGGTTGCGGGAAAAGAGGTAGCTGTATTCCTCCCACGTAAAGTGGGTCAGCTCGTCGAATGCGATAAAGTCATATGCTTGACCCTGATACTTGATCTTGTCCTTTGCGTACTGCATCGAGCCGAAGATGATCTTCGCCCCGCTCGGGAACGTCCACGTGTGGCTGCTGCCGTTGTAGCGTGCGCCCGGATAAATGCGCGGGTAGTAGTTCAGCGTCTTGTCAATCAGCTCGGCAAGCTGCGGGAAGGTCTTTCGCAGGATGATCGCCTTGTAATACGGGACATCTACCTGCCGCAGTGCCTCGATGACCAGCGCGTCGGATTTTCCCCCGCCTAACCGGCTGCGCCGCCGTATAGAGCCTCGTCCTCCCAGCGGCTCATAAAGAGCGCCTGCTTGGGCTGCGGTTTCCATACCACGCTACGCTTCGCCATTCGCATCACCTCCCGCATCCTGCGGAACAGGCAGCACGGCGGGCAGCTCTGCCACGCCGCACGCGCTCTCTCCGCCGTCGTCCTTTTTCTCGTCATTTACCCATCGGAAGTTGTATTTCAGGCTGAATTCCGCTCCTCTCTGACCGTCTCGATCGAAGAGCCGTTCCTCCGCGTAAGCCTCGATGCGGGCTTTCGCGCGCAAAACCGTGTCAACGAACGCCGCCTTTGCCTGATAGTTCAGCAGCGCCTGACGGCTCGTGAATCCCAGCGCAAGCGCCAGCCCCGTCACCGTCGGCGGGCGCTCATTGATGATAAACGGCTTGCCCCACTTGTCGAGGATCGGCATCCCGTCATCGCCGATGATCGGCTCGCCCTTGCAGTCCTCGAAGTATCGGTCAATGACGGCCTGCATCTGTTCGACCGTCGCGTATCTTGGTGGATGCCCTGTTTTCGCCATGCCATCACCGCCTTTCTTTTTGTACAGTAACACGCCGTCTTTTATTTCTCACCACGGGCGTTAGAACTTTCTCTCCACCCTTTGTCTGTATATCAACATATACACAGCATAGATACATCCTGCGTATAGCACTCTCTCCCCAGAGAAGAGAAAAGAAAGAAATAAATAAAGAAAGAAAAGAGAAGAGAATCCCCTCTTCTCGCAAAAAAAGAGGCAGAGCCCACGCTCTGCCCCTTACTTATCCCATTTTGAGCTTTCTCTTCACCCACGCCCGCAGGTTACGCCACGGGTGGGATTCTGCGTAGTTGGCGCGATTATACTCGTCAATCTGCGCCCACTGCGCGTCAGTTACCTCAGGGATCCTATAAAAGTCCTCCGCCAAATCGTTATAGGCATCCGCATAGATTCCGCTTTCCCCGCAGAGCTCTTCAAACGCTTTTTGGCATTCTTCCGATTGCTCGCGAATATAAGCAATCGCTGCTTCACGGTCAATGTGTTCAGCCATTGTCAGCCCTCTTTTTTCGGATTGAAATGCCCTATAATGGCACCCCATACAGCACGGGAACACACCGTCCGGGTTTTCTCTTTGATAATCTGCAAAATCTTGCGCCGCCTTGCGGGACAGAAAAACATTGGAATAATGCACAGTGGGATATGGGTTTCGCTTAAACGATGGGCTGCAAATATTGCAGTAAAGGGCCCCCTGATAATCGCAGCAGGAAATTCCCTCAATTGTGCCCTTATATACTTTGTTTTCGCAATGCACCCACCAAACGGTATCGCCTACATTTAGCCTTGTTTCGATTTTAGCCATCCTCTATTACCTCCAATGCTTTCTCCGCTTCCTCGCGGGTGAGGAATGCGGTTTTCCCAAAGTCCTGCAAAATGCGTTCCATGTTGAGGAATGTGAGACGGCTCTTTTTAATGAATTTGAATTCTGGCGTGTAGGTTCTTGCGCGTTTTGTCACAATCAGATATACCGTGTCGCCCACCTTACACGGCAGCACGACCACGCGTCCGTCCTTATCAGCGTCCATTAACTCGATGATGCGCTTGAATGGCACTCCCTTGCTTATGGCTTCGTCCTCAAACGTCTTGTAATCGGCACACACTGTCGGTTCCAGCCCCGTGTCCTCATATGCTTTCATCCGCTCCCAGACTTTCCGCTGCGAACACGCGCCGTTATACGGGCACGGCAGCTCGCGGCATTGCGCGATGTCGCAGAAATTCCCCTCAAATGTCAGTCGTTCCATTTATGCCTCCGTCCTTTCAATCACCCTCCGGATTACTTCACCGCCATAAGCATCCTTCGTCAACTCCAAAAACTCCGTCAGTGTCATCATGCCACGCTCGAGGTCAACGCCGTGATCGCGGGCAAACTGCTTCCGCCCCATGTCGCACGAGCCGGTCAAGCGGTGATGCCAGTCGTAAAAATACTGCGTCGGATATGCTTTCTCTCGGTCTGTTTCGCGCAGAAACATGTCAATGCGCTCATCCTCTGCCATATCATCAAACAGCTTATCTCGCAGCGCTTCCATTGCCTCACGCAGCGTTTCACCATGCGCAAAAACGCCGTCCTGCGTGGCGATATAACACGGGGTAATTGTCAAATCGCTGTTCAAGATTGCCCCGTGCGCGGCGTTGCCGCGCACGGAACGAATCAGCGTGTTTACGCCGTCGACTCGATAAACCGGTTCTCCATTGAAGCTTTTAATGCCGGAGCCGGAGTCGTCGCCGGAGCCGTAGCCGTCGCCGTCGCCGTAGCCGTCGCCGGAGCCGTAGCCGGAGCCGTCGCCGGAGCCGGAGCCGGAGCCGGAGCCGGAGCCGTAGCCGTAGCCGGAGCCGTCGCCGGAGCCGGAGCCGTAGCCGGAGCCGTCGCCGTAGCCGGAGCCGTCGCCGTCGCCGTAGCCGTCGCCGGAGCCGTAGCCGGAGCCGTAGCCGTCGCCGGAGCCGGAGCCGGAGCTTTCCTCGAGAAATGCTTTGATCTTCTCGTTAAGCGTCATCTCTTCCACTCCTTCACGGCGCGAAGCGATGCAGATGCCTCGTCCGTACAAGGGATAACCTGAATCGCCCCCAATACGGTCATTTCCGGCACGGTCACGGTAAAGCGGCAGTTTCCCGGAGCTTTTGTGCCGTCTTGCGCCAGCTGCTCCACAGCACACGCACCATCCCAGCTCCACAGCTTACGAGCCTCGGTCATGGTGACCTCGGAACCGTTGCGCTCCTTGATCTTACCAAAGAAAACGCCTGCGCGGTCACAGCGAACGATGTAGTCCTGATTGGTGTTCATGATAAAATTCCTCCTGATTTTTGTTAAAACTTAAAGCTCTCTCTGAGCTTTTTCCCGTTGATCTGCGCCTCCGCCGTAAAGTAGCGGTGCGCCTCGTTGATGTAGACGACCTTGCCATGTGCAGTCGTCTCTTTCGTGGTCACGCTCATAATGCCGTTGCTGCCCTCAAACGCGGCAGGCTTCCAGCTAAATGGTTCGCCGATGTACATGCTCAATTCTCCCCAAATCTCAATTTTGTCACGGCAATAGGAAACTCTTCGATCTCGCTCGCCCAGCGCGCCGTGCCTTTTCCGTTGCACCGCTCGAACACCAGCGGAAAGCCGCCGATGCCGTCAAACAGGCTCCCCATCGTAACAGGACGCAAATATTGCGCGCTGATCCGCTTTGCCAGAAATGACCAGAACGGCAGCGCGATCGAGTTGCCGCAGGCCTTATAGCGCGGGCTATCCGCGTCCTTATGGAGTTTCCCCTTGCTGTCGCGCCACTCGCCGATGTCCGTCCACCCGTCCGGATAGCCTTGCAGCCGCTCGCATTCCAGCGGCGTGAGACGGCGCACGATCGTCCCCGTACGGACGGTATTTTGCAGATTCAGGCTCTGCCCGCCGCTCTCTTTGGCTTGCAATGCCCCGTTGATCTCGCCGCCCTCGGTGAAATTACGGCAGTCAACGCTGCTGACCACTAAATCGGTGCTGTCCTTGTAGTCGCGCTGCTTGCAGCTGCTCGCGGTATCGCCCTCGCGGTAATCGCCGAAGCCCTGCATCTGATAGCAGACCGCTGGAACCTCGCCGAAGGTGTGCAGCGCAGGACACGGCTTGTCCGGTCCGACGGTGCTGCGGTTGTCCGGTGATGTGATCTGCGCCCGGTCAAACGCCAAAACTGACGGACATTGATTCAGCCCGCTTGATACCGCGCCCAGCGTCGGCGCGCATTCCTCGGCATAGCCGATGCCGTTAGCCTTTGCGCCCTGCCCCGCCTTGAAGGCTGCGCAAAATACTCCGCACGACGCTTGCCCTCTGCCGCTGCCGGCCGAAATGCACATTGCCTTTTCTTTGCTCGTAATGGGGTCTTGCGTCAGATGAATCGCGACTGCGCTATCAGCGCCCGCTTCAGAATCTCCGGTAGCTTCTTTCCCCGCCGCTCCGCGCGGCGTAGGATACCCAGGCACGCTTTTCCGCTCAAACGATATTTCTCCTGCGGTGTCTCCTCCAAAATCTGCGACAATCGAGATTCGACGGCGGCGTTGGGGGACTCCCCAGTGTTGCGCGTCATGCACTCGCCAAGCCACGCTCCATCGTCCGCCCACGCAGTCGTGGTAGCCCCCCCAGGTCGGCCATCCCTTTTCAGGCACTTCAATATTGGGGGCTTCCGGCTCGACGATGCGGATGATCTCTTCGAGGACCGCCGCGAAGTCTCGCCCTTTGTTGCTGCTGAATGCGCCTGGTACGTTTTCCCAGACCATATACCGAGGTCTGACCATGTCACCTGACCGCCCACCTGCTCGGTCATGCTCTCTCATCTCCTTTACGATGCGAATCTGATCCATGAAAAGCCCGCTGCGTGCGCCCGCAAGCCCCGCGCGCTTTCCCGCGACGCTCAAGTCCTGACACGGTGAGCCACCCGTGATGACGTCCACCGGCTCGATCTCCGCGCCGTTGATCTTCGTGATATTGCCGAGGTGTTTCATCTTCTCCCCTCACATTCCCCGAACAGCTCCCTAAACGTCATCCCCGTCAGCTCCTTCGCCGCGCTCTGTGAGATCGGCTGATTCCCATAACCGGTCATTTGCGCTCTCCCAACTTCATAAAGCAGCCCCAAAAGGTCTGGCTTTTCTTACCGCTGTGATGACCGAAAAGCGGCTTCTGCCCGATGGCATCCCATACTTTGGCCGCGGGTATCTGTGTCTCCGCCCACTTGAAAATCAGCACACCGTCCGGTTTCAGCACGCGCATGCACTCGCGGAATCCATCGTGCAGCATCTTCGGCCAGCCCTCGCCGAGCTTCCCGTATTTCTTCCGCATCCATGCGTTTTCTCCAACACGGCGCAAATGTGGCGGGTCAAAGACGATGAGTGCGAATGTATTATCCGGGAACGGTAAATTCGTAAAATCGCACTGAATATCCGGATGAATGATGCACTTGCGCTCGGAATCGCGGTTGGTGCTTGTCCACACCGCAGAACACTCCTCGTCGCGGACGTCGCAATAGACCACGGCCGGGTGTTGCTTATTAAACCAGATCGTCCGAGATCCGCATGTTACGTCAAGAATTTTCTTCGCCCCGTTCCCGCCCATGATCTGGCTCGCCTGAATGCTATTCATCGCGCACCTCCTCCACACAACACCACTTCGGGCGGATGCTGATTAAAACTGCTTTGCTCATGCGGTTCCCTCCAATCCGCCCCATTGCTCCGCCATAGCTTTGGCGATGCCGGGGAAAGTCTTCGCGCGGTTTTTTGCGCGGTCCGTAGTAAACATACCTCTGTGCTGAATCCCGTGCTTATGGCTATAGCTTCCGCTGGGGCACCATGTGGCAACTGGCTCAACAACATTTGTTGGGACTAGCGGTGGAAGGTTCTTCAGCCACAAGCATGTCTTTTTGGTGTACGGGTGTCCAAATTGAAACGGCTGGATAATTTGCGAGTATTCCGGCATTACAAAGACCTTACTCGGCACAGGATTTTCGACCGCCACAAGCGGAATATCCGACCGCCAAAATTCCATGAAGAAATCGCGCGCTTTTATTCCAAGCATTACTCTTTCCGCCTGTAGATGGTGATCTTTCCATAAATGTCGCGCCCCAGCATTGCTGAGGTAAGTGCATGGCGGGTGTGCGATCAGCAAATCCCAATCAACAATATGCGTTTCTCCGTCCATCGTGGTGATAACTCCAATCGGCCTATTGACGACCTCCACAGCGTCACCGAGGATATGCCACTCAGGATGTCCGCCAGACGGCTCTTGAATGTCACAGGAATAAGCCTCATGTCCCAATGCGCGGAACGCCTTGCAGACTTCCTGCGATTCCTCGCAGGCAACTAATACTTTCATCTTCTCCCCTCGCATTCTCCGAACATCTCACGGAACGTCATCCCCGTCAAATCTTCCAGTGCCAACAGCAGCCGCACCGTCGTATCCCTGTCGCCGCGCGTCCACGCTGACACCGTAAACTGAGACGTGCCGAGCGATTGCGCCAACGTGGTCTGGTTGTAATTCTCTGCCTCAAGGCTCTCCTTGAGCGCCGGATAAACGCAGAACTCAAACGGCGTTTTCGGTCTCATGATCCTACTCATACGCGCACCTCCCCGAAAGCCTCTTCAAACGTCAGCCCCGTCACCGCAAGGATCGCCTTGATGACGCCGATGCTGAATTCGTTCTTGCCCGTGATCCAGCGCCACGTGCAAAGCGGCGATACGCCGAGCTTTTTGCTCAACTCCGGCGGCGTCATCCCCGATGCCTGCAAAGCATCCTTGAGCTGCGGATATACGACCGTCTTAAATGCTACCGGCTTCATCATTCCGCACCTCCCGTCTCGCCGAGCAGCGTCCCGACGGTCACGCCCAGCGCCTCGGCGATGTACTGATAGGTCAGCAGAAAGCTCATGCACTTGCCGGTCTCAAGATTCCGGATGCTGTTGCGCGATACTCCCGATTTTTCCGCCAGCTTCTTCACGCCAAGCCCGCGCAGCGTCCTCCATTTGCGGATGTTCGCACCGACTTCCTCGGGCGAAAGCATCCCTCTCTTCGACGGCAGCGATTCCGCCAGAATATCGCTGGCCGAAACGCCAAGCGCCTCGCTGATCTTGTACAGCGTCGGCAGCTTTGGGTAGTGCTCGCCCTTTTCCAGCTTCCCGATATGCCCCTGCCCGCATTCCACCATTTCGCCAAGCCGAAACTGGCTGATGCGGCGCACCTCGCGAACGTTTTTGAGCCGTTCGCCCAGCTCTTTTTCAGTCAACATCTTTTCTTGCTCCCCTTATTTCCGTAATCCCTGCATGCGCCGCGTTTTGAACTGGCGCGCGCCCAGATAATCGTCCTTTTCCTGCAACTGCCGCGATTCTTCGGCTTTCGCCGCGTAATAGCGGTCAATGTCCGCCTGATAGTGCGGACATTTGCTGTGGCAGCCCACGTGCCTCACAGGCGGCTTGCAACTGTGGCAATGCTCAAATACTTCCATGTCACACCTCGCGGATCGTGATGCCGTGCTTGTCCTGCATCAGCTTCTTTTTCAGCTCGTAGGCCTGCGTGTGCATCCCTTTCGCGTCCTCGACCTCGCACAGCCAGTGCACAACGCCCGCGATATCAGGCTCTGTCGCCCGCTCATAAGTAAAATCCGCACGATAAACCATCGGCTTGATTCGCTCGCCCTCAATGGTCGTATAGCCCTCCACAAGCGTGAAATTCGCTTGCAGCCGCAAATTGCGTATCTTGCCCATCGCGCGCAGCACTTTCAGCTCTTGGAATCGCGCCGCCTCGCGTTCGGAATCAAACTTGATGCCGTCCCTCACGACCTTTCGATTCCCGTACTTGCTCTTCTTCAGCTTCTGCTCCCCCACCAGTTTATCAAGCACCTGCTTCTGCGCCTGCGGCCCGAGCCGCGCGAGGTCAGCCGATGTCAGCGCCATCGTTCGCCTCCCGTAAATCGCCCCGTAACGCGTTCTGAGCGCATTTATCGTTAGGGGGTGTAATTTCGCGTCTTTCGTCTTTCGAACGCTCCTGCGCGTTCTCAGCGGCATTTCCGGTGCTTTCCCGCTTGTCATCCGCCGGGTCGTTGCGCAAGCCGACGCCAATGATGTACGATCCGTCGTCTCTTCTGGCGTACACTTCGTACTGCCGGTATGTCTCGCGCACGTCGAACTTCGGCAGTGTCAGGCGCATCCCGATCGGCAGGCCCGTGTCCTCGTCGATCACGTCCTCGCCGTATGTAAGCGCCACCTGCGCCAGCAGCGCATCCGTCGCCATGCTGATCTCAGTCACGCCCTCGGCGCGGCGTGAGAGCTGCGCGTTCAGCTTCATCAGCTCGCCGACTTTTTTCTGATATCTGCCGAGCTCATGCTCAAGATTCTTGACTTTGTCTCTGTTTCTTTCGCTCATAGCTTTTCCGTCCTTTCGTAGTGCAGCGTCAGCGCCCGCGCAATGGGGCAGCGCCGCCATTCTTCGCTGGCGCAGTAGCGCCGCGTATATTCGTCCAGTTCTTCCTTCGGCAGCACGATCTTCGCGCCCTCGCAGTTGAGATATTCGCGGTAGTCCCGCGAATAATACGGGCACTTGAAAATGCCCCCGCGATACCCGCTCACGGTGCACCCTCCAACACTGCCTTGACGTACCGCAGCCGCTTATTTGCTTTAGCACGTCTCAGGTTGTCGCCCTTGAATGCAAGCGGCGTACACATTTCGAGAACGCGGTCATAAATGCGCTGATACGTCATGTCTTTCGGCTTGCAAAGCTCGTCCATCGTCAGGTTCGTCGTAACGATCAGCGGCTTTTTGGCCTTGTATCGCTCGTCAATGACCGTGTAGACGGTTTCCAGCGCATATTCACTGCTGCGCTCTGCGCCAAGATCGTCGATGACTAACAGCGGGTAGTAATGCACCTGCTCGATGATCTCCTGCTTGTCGTACCCTGCGTTGAGAATGCGTGGGAAGCTCGTGATCATCGCTGGAACACCTCGGTCGATCAGCTCATTGGCGATGCACGCCGCCGCGTATGTCTTGCCGTTGCCTGTGTTGCCCCACAGCAGCAGGCCGTTATTCTCGCGCCGCATATCGTCCCATGCGTCGGCATATCGCTTGCACTTGGCGATCTCTTCGCTCATCGTCGCTGCACCAAACCGGCAGGCTGTGAGGCTCTTGTCGCGGATGCCGTCAGCGCGCAGCGTTTCGATGCGCAAGCGCTTCTCGCGGTCAGCACGAGCTTTCTTCTCCGCCTCGTACTCCCGCGCCGCGCAAGCGCACTGACAGCCGACAAGGCGCACGTTGCCGCCGATGGGGATACGGCACTGCTTTGGCGTGTTGCAATGGCCGCAGTACAGCAGCCCGTCCTTCTCGTAGTCGACCGGATCACGCACAGGCTCGGCCTTTTTCGCGATGCTGTCGATCAATGCGTCAACGTTCATAGGCTTCCCTCCATGCTGCCGTAGTCATAGACAAACGGCTTATTCTGCTCAGAATCGCGCTTTTCCCATGTTCTCACTGCGGCTTTCCAGTCTTTCATCGGGTTCTTCCCTACCATCCAACCTTTGGAGGCATAGAAGTCAAGAAACCGCTGAGGGTCTACGTTTGAGCCGCGTTCTCGAACATACGCCGAAACATCGTCCAAAGTGGGGGGCGTAAAGCGCTTCGCGCGCGTCTCTCCCTTGCTATCGTTAGATAGCTGGATATTGGTTTCGGTATCGGTATTGGTTTCGGTATTGCCATTTTTGCCATTGGCATTAGTGGCTTTGCTATCTTTGCCATTAGCAGAAATGCGTTTGCCATTTTGCCATCTTGCGGCAGCACCGGCCTTACCGGCTTCGCTCTTCGTCATCGAAATATCTTCGTAGCTTGCCTTAAAGCGGTCTTCCTGCGCCATCATGCGCTTGACATAGAATCTCTCATTGCCACAGAGCGCTATCTGCTCTCCCGTCATGCTGTAAACCAGCAATGCCCGCGTTAGCCGACCGAACTCTGCATCGTTGAGCGCATCCATCTCCTCTAAGTAATCATAGGGGAGTGCTGCATAGTTTCTTGCCATCCGATCACCGCCTTAAAACGGCAATTCGCCGTCATCCTCGACGACCTCCGCAAAGCCGCCTGCCGTGTCCTCTGCGGCATCTTTCGTCGTGGTGCTGTTACCGCCCCTGCTGTCAGCGAAATAAACGCTGTCGGCCTGTACTTCGGCGCTGCGGCGCTTGTTGCCGTTCTTGTCCGTCCAGTCGCGCATCTGCAAGCGCCCCTCGACGACGATCATGCGTCCTTTGTCGGCGTAATTGCAGAGCACTTCCGCCGTGCCGCGCCATGCAACGCAGTCGATCCAGTCCGTCCCGGCATCCTTGCCGTTGCGGTCAACGGCAAGGGGGAAGCTCACAACGGATACGCCGCTGTTCGTCTTTTTGAGTCCCAGCTCGCGCCCGATGCGGCCCATCAGGCAGATTCGGTTCAGGCTCACTGCTCATCACCGTCGCTTTCGATGACCTCGCCCGTCGTCTCGTCGACGGTATAATCGGCGTCGATGGCTTCCTCTTCCTGCTCGTCTGCGGCAATCACGTCCGCAAGCTGTTTGCCCGCGTCGCGCGTCTGGTAGTCGATGGACATAACGCCCCACTTGCCGATCAGGATGCGGTATACAGTCTTGCGGGCCATAGCGTCCCAATCGTCGCGCCAGCCCTTCCCCTGATATTCGCCCTTACGGAATTTCTTTTCATGGGCGGTGATGGCCTTGACGCTCATGTAAACGGTCTTCTCAGCCCCGTTGATGAGCCGGTAATATCCGACGTAGCCGATGACCGGAAGTGCCTCGCGCGCGTCTTCATCCTCGACAAAATCAATATCGACCTCTTCGGTCAGGCGGTTGTAGCGCTTCAATTCGCCCTCGCGCACATCCACGACGTTGATGGTCTTGTATGCGCCCGTGCGCAGCGCGAGCTGGTGCATACCTTTCCAGCCGAGAATGAATGTCGCCTCCATCTTTTTCATGCCGAGGGCTTTCTTGTAATTCTTGAACGGCACGATGTAGGCGTAGCCCAAGCTCTGGTCGATGGGGAGGTCGAACATCGCCGCTTTCAGTGCGGATTGAATGACCGTCATCGGGGATTCATAAAAGGCCTGCTGCAAGTTCTTGTCCGCATTGACCATCGAAACGATGGATGAAATAAACTGCGGCGCGCGCTTACCAAGCAGCTCGTCAAAGCGCTTGCGCATACCGTCGCGGTCAAGCATATCGTTCACCAACGCCGTGACGGACACCTGCTTCTGCTGCGGCGCTTTCTGCATCGCCTGCGCGTTCTGAATAAGTCCTTCCTTCATCTTTCTTTGTCCTCCTTCACCGCAAATTTGCGGAATGTCGTCGTTTTGTAGTAGCTGCTCAAATCCATATCGGGGTGATCCTTTGCAAACGCCCTCGCGTCGAACGTCTGGCGGCTCTGCCCCTTCCAGTCGACCGTGAAGCGCCCGCAGTAGCCGCGCTCGTTGTCGCCAAGGTCTTTCATCAGCGTCTGCTTGATGGCGTCTGCGTCCTTCTCGATGGCCTTCTTGCGGCTCATCAGGTATTGGTACTGCTCAACAAGGCTCTCACGCCCGAACAGCTCCACGTCGCCGCCGCCGCCCTCATAGATGCTCTCAAGCGCCTCGGTCGTGCTCGCGTCGCCGTCCATCGGCGGCGGGCTGTCCGTCTCCACGTAGTCGTGCCAGAAGTCCGCCGCGCAGCGCTTCAGCGCCTCGATCTCTTCGGGGCTGACATATACGCTGCTCTCGCACCATTCCGGCACGTCGTCGTCGGGAACGGTCGTGATCTGGTAGCAATAGAAGCCCTTGCCCAGCACCAGCGCCGCCAGATACCAGCGCTGCCAGCCCGTCACGGCAAGATACGTCACGCACTGCGCGTAATAGCTTGCGGGGAATTCACCGCCCGCGTAGCGCTTCATGTTCAGCGCATTCGCGGTCTTGCATTCAAGCCCCGCGTCGCGCCCGATGACCCTGCGATCGATGTTCGCGTGCAGGCACGGGCAGCTTCCGTTGCGCAGGATGTAATTCATCCGGCGCACCGGCAGGCGGCTCGCTTCTTCAAAGCGGCTCGCGACGTACTGCTCGAAATCGCGCCCCTGCCGCATCGCCTCGTTTTCCGGTTCTTCGCCGATCCTGCCGGTCTTCTCCGCCCACACGACCCACGGCGAGCGGTATTTGTTCAGCCCCAGCACCGCGCCCATGTCGCTGCCGCCGAGGCTCTTCCTGCGCTCTTTAAGCCACTCCTCGCGGCTCATCCCGAGCGTCGATATCTTCTGCATCTTCATCTTTCGTTACCTCGATGTCCTCTGCCCCGCAGAAGGGGCAGCATAGTATCGTCTGCGTCTCCACGCCGCGCTCCCCGTCAAGGTTCTCGCGCCTGCGCAGGACGTTGGGCTCGTCAAAGGTCAGCCCGCACCATTCGCAGCGGCACATCACATCATCACCGAGACCGCGATGAGCACCGCCGCCAGCAGCAGGCAGATACCGGCAAAGAGCATCGATTCATCGGCCTTGCGCTGCTCGCGCGTGCGTCTGTCGTGCTTTCTCATCTCCTGCCCTCCAAAACGTCAATCAGGCGGGAGAACAGGCATCCCAGCGCCACCGCGCCGACCACGGCGAGAAATGTTGTAAAGTCCATCATTCGTATCGGGCTTGTCCACCGCCGCCTTTCGGCGGCGTCAGCCCTTCGCCTCCTTCTTTTCTTCGTCTTCATCCTTTCTGGATATCGTGACGTCGGCGGTGTAGCCGCGCCGCGCAAGCGCTTCCTCCACGAGGAACTTCAAAGCTTTTTCAAAACAATCCATGGTTCATGCCTCCTCAGTTAAAGATATGCAAGCAGAGCTTGCCCTTCTCCCGCAGATGTGCTATACTGTCCGCAGGAACATTTTCGTGATGGTTTGATGTTCTGCCCCCGTCAGGTTGCCGCCTGACGGGGATTTTTCATGCACCGATCAACTTTGTCCGCAGCAGCGAGTTCTTGATCGTCTGATAGTCCATGCCGACTTCCAGCAGAACCGAAATACGGTTCTCCATCTTCGACACCGCCGTCAACTCGTCCGAACTCATATAATCGCTTGCCGTCGCGTTCTTGTCTGCGCCGCGTTCCTTGCGAAGTTGCCGCGCCGTTTTACCGAGCGCCGCCATATACGCGAGGTCGGTGTACTGGTTGTACTTAAACTTCTTGTGCGGGCTGTCCGGCAACGCTTTGATGGCATCCGTCATGCTGGTACGCAACGGCTTGCGCTCAGCTTTGATTTCCTTAATGTTCATCAGCTCCTTGCGCATGGCGAAGAACTGGCGAACGAGTTCTTTCTTGAACTCAATGACGACTGGCGTATTTCGCAGGAACGTAAGTAAAAGCGTCGCCTGCTGCTCATTCAGCTTATAGACCTTTACGTACTTCGTGCCACGCGAGCCGGGGTTGTTCACTGCTCGGATTTCAAATCCGACCAGTCCAAACGATTTGAAGTCCGATTCGTGCCTTTGAATAAGCTTTTGTACGGTATCGTGTTTTACCCTCGCGTACTCTGCGATGACCTCAGATGTCGTGAACGGCTCTTCGGTGTTTGGGGTCAGATAAACTAAGTCTCTCATTCGTCCTCCTTCAGCAAATCGTCCACCGTGCATCCGTACAGCTGCGCAACTGCTACAAGCCGCTTTGCTGTCGGTGTCATCTTCCCTGTTTCCCACATATACACCGCCGCGTCGGACACGCCCAGCGCGCGCACAACGTCTCTGACAGTCAACCCAGCCGCAAGCCGCGCCTTTCGAAAGTTCATTTGCTCACCTCCTTGAGTGCTCATAAAGTTAGCTGTCAAGTAGGACAGCTAACTTTTTCTGTGAGCGTATCACAGAAAAATCGTGCTCCTTTCGCTGCTTTGTCTTTTTAAGACAATTAAATAGCAAAAAAAACAGCGTCTACCTCACCAGCAGTCATGTGATACCGCTTTTTAATTGCCGCAATTTCATTCTGCCGGAACGATGTGCCATTCCCATTGATTTTCATGTTGAGATTGGAAAGCGAAATCCCCAGCGCTTCGGCAAGTTTCTGCTGTGTGTCTCCATTTTTGACGAGAAAAGACTTGAATAAATCTTTGTCCACATTCTATGCCTCCTTTCCTGTTTTGTCTTTTTAGGACAATTCAATAATATCACAGTTTTTTGTCTTGTCAAGAAAAAGTTTATTGATTTTTGAAAAATGTTTGATTATAATTAAGACAATCTTTACGAGTGAGGTTCGGATATGGCAACTACAGGAGAGCGCATTCGCGATGCAAGAAAGGCTCACGGAATGACGCAGAAAGACCTTGCTGATAAGGTCGGTGTAAAATTCTCCGCTATTCATAAATACGAAAATGGATTGATCGTAAATCTAAAGCGAGATACAATCTCGGCGCTGGCAAAGGCCCTCGAAGTATCTCCGGCATGGTTGATGTGCATTGACGATGAAGCAGAGGAAGCCTTGCGAAAAGCTGCAAAAGAAAAAGTGAACAGCGACCGCTTTTTTGAAAAGTCTCTTAATGAGCAGGACTTCCTACTTTCTGTTTCCGAGGATGAGATGCAGCTCCTACGGTGCTATAGACGCGCGTCGCTCGATGATCGAGCTCTTGTTGAGCTTGCCTTGCGAAAATACCGTGAAAACCCCACGCAGTCCGGTCGGTCGGCAGGATGATACATGTTGATTTCAGAAAAGCGCAACGATAGCGGCGGAAAATAAAAAAGCCGCAAAGTTCTTCCTTTTTATCTTCAGCTGAAGGAGAGATATTATGTCACTTAGTACAATGTCTTTAGTGGTCTCTTTTGTATTGACGGCGGTTTTGTATGGAGCAGGCCCTCTTTTGCTGCGGTTGTGGAAAAAGCCGATTCTCCCCAAGTCTCTAAAATGGTTGCATATTGGGTATACTGCCATTTTGGCGCTCGCGTTTGCCGCCTATAATTCTTTCAATGAATATAAAGTCAATCTTTACCCCGCTCTCCTTTGGGGCGGCATTTTCTATTGGTGGAACCGCAGCTATTTTGATAAACGCAGCTACATTAAAAATCTCGGGAAGGCAAGCCCGCATCCAGGCAAGTGGCCTGTCTCGGCTCACCCCGCCACCCCTGCGCAGGTAGCCCCCGCTTTACCAGATACCGTCCTGTCCGAGCCGGAGTTGCCCGCCAGAATTCCTCCCGAAAAGGGACCTAAGCGAACCGCGCCGCACGCGCTAACGATCATCCTTGCGGCTGCTCTCGTCTTGAGCCTTATCGGGAATGTTTGGCAAGCGATAGCATGGAATTCCGAGGGAAATGCCATGGCCGCTGAAATCAGGGAAAAAGACAAATCTATATCTACTATAAAAAGCGCAATTACCAGCCTAAAATCAGAGCTTTATGATCTGCAAGAATATCACTTTGACACTTACTACTCGACGGGATATATCGTAAACGGGTCAAACTACTTTCATAGATACGATTGCCCTGTAGTTGAAGCAGCAGATACATACCAATCGCACAACACAGAGTTTTGCAAGTGGCTTGGATACGGCGGATGCCCAGTGTGCAATTCCGGTTTTAGCATAAGCAAGATTGACAAAAACCCGAAGCAGTCCGCTCCATAATGGCTTTGAAAAACCATCGTCGGTGTTGCAGCTCGCGTGCGGATGCCGACGTGCCGATCAACCCGACGAGCAATCAGACCGTCGTCTGTCAGGGCCGCGTCATCACGTCCAAGCGCTACCCCCTGCCAACGAATATATAATGCCCCCATCGTATAAGAAAGGAGTATCATCATGCTGTCATCCGAACTGGCGAGCAAAATCATCACCGAGCCGAGCGACGAAGCGCGGGACGCTATGGTGATGGCGCTCAGTGAAAATGATGCGAAAGAGCTGGCAATATTTCTGCTTCAATTCATTGGAAGGGGGAAGCGGCCATGAAGCGTGCGGCGCTCTATATCCGCGTATCGACCGAAGAGCAGGCGCGGCACGGCCTGTCCCTCGCCGACCAGCGCGCCGCCCTGGAAGCATACGCAAAGGCGCACTGCCTGTCCGTCGTCGGCGTTTACGAGGACGCGGGCATATCCGCGCGCAAGCCCTACAAAAAGCGCCCCGCTCTGCTGCGTTTGCTTGCAGATGTCGAGGCGCAAAAGGTTGATATCGTTCTCTTTATCAAGCTCGACCGCTGGTTCCGCAATGTCGGGAACTACTATGCGGTGCAGGAAGTCCTTGACCGGCATAACGTCGTCTGGCAGGCCACCGAAGAGGACTACGAGACGCAGACCGCCGCAGGGCGCTTAAAGGTGAATATCATGCTTTCTGTCGCGCAGGATGAAGCCGACCGCACCAGCGAACGCATCAAATTTGTATTCGAGGGAAAACGCGAGCGGAACGAACCCCTTTGCGGCAGCGTCCCTATCGGGTATCAGATCGAGGGGAAACAGATGGTGAAAGACCCGAACACCGAAGCCGCTGTTTCCGCCTTTTTCCGCAAATACCTCGCTTGCGGATCCGTCTTTCAGGCGCAGGACCATGTGCGTCTGGAATACGGCCTGCCGCTGGAATATCAGCGCGCAAGCGACATGCTGGATAAGCCAACCTATTACGGGCATTGCTTTGGGAAGGATGACTTCTGCCCCCCATACATCACAAAGCAGGAGTTTGACAAAATACAGTCGATGCGGAAGCGCGTCACGCGCCGCCCCATCAAAAACCGCGTCTATCTCTTCTCCGGCCTGATGCGCTGCGGGGAATGCGGCGGCAGTTTGGGCGGGCGCACCGAAACGACCGGCGGCGTCAAATTCTACAACTGCCCGATCCGATACAACAGGCACGGAGCCTGCGGGAACAATAAGAACATTAGCGAAAAAAAGGTCGAGCGGTACTTGCTCGACACAGTAGAAGCGAAAATGGAAGCCCTCAAATACGAGATCGCGAGGCTCAAGGAAAGTCAGGCGGAAAAAGACTACTCCGCCGAGATACGAACCCTGAAAGCCAAAACCTCAAAGCTCAAGGACTTGTACCTGAACGATCTTATTTCTCTGGATGAGTATAAGGCCGACCGGCAAACCATGCTGGAAAAGATTGCCGATCTCGAGAAGAAGCAGGAACCCGTGAAGATCCCCGACTGCTCGGCAATTGAAAAGGCCCTTGTCACCGGCTGGAAGCCCTTATACGAGGAGCTTTCGCCGGAAAAGCGGCGCGAGTTTTGGCGCATCATCATCCGTGAAATCCGCTTCTACCCCGACCGCCACATCGAATACGATCTGGCCACTTAATTTTTACCAAAAATATCTACACAATTCATCCTCACCGGTCGGTAAACACAAATAATGTAAATACTCCCTGCCGCCACAGCAGGGAGTATTTTATGCCGTTCACTTCATCGTCGCAAGCTTTCTGATGAGATCGTCGCCGTACTTGTACGCCGCCAGATAGTCGAGCGTCGGGTCGAGCAGCCCCGCGCGCTTTTGCAGCTGCGCGCGGTAGTCCGGCCCCGTCAGCTTGCCGTGGAATTCGCTCTCCCACTTGCCCGCGTTCTCTCGGCCTACCCAGTACGCAGGGCAGAGCTTACCCGTCACGTCGAAATGCCGGATGACGTTGCTCGCGGGGATGCTGTACTTCTTCATCAGCGCCCGCGTCAGCTCGAGCGCCTGCGCGACGGTCTTCGCCCCCGGCGCGTACACGCCATTTTTCTTCTCGTCGCATAGCTCGATGCTGATGCTGTTGGCGTTCCTGCACTTTCCGTACAGCGTCCCGCCGCCGGTCTGCGCGCAGCTCGGGTACTTCTTGCCGCCGACCGCCCACGCGATGCGCAAATCGTCCACGCTCTGCACGATCTCCTTTTCGTCGACAAAGTAGTGCGCGCTGGTCTTCACGACGTTGCCCGCGTAATACTTCGCGTTGTTCATCGCTGTGTCGCCGTCGTTGCCGGTGTAGTGGATGACGATGTACTTGATCGCGCTTGCCGCGCGCGTGCCGCCGACGTTGCCCGCGTTGGCCGGATATTTGCGGATATCCATGCCCTTATTCTCCCTTACTGTCGATCACGTCCTGCGCCTTCTGGCTCTGCGTGCCGAAGTAGAACGCGATCACCATCAGATACACGGTGTTGAACTCCTGCGTCACCGCGCTGCGCACTGTCAGCACGCAGAAGGTCACCGTCAGCGCAAGCGTCACAAGGCTCTTGACGCTCAGCAGGTTTGCCAGTCTCTTATAAATCAGTTCCATTGCTTTTCTCCTTTCGTCCCGATAGTTTGTCCGCGATGGCGACGCCCGCCGTCATCACATCTACAATGCCGCCCACCCCCAGCACATAGGGGAACATGGAATCCCATTGCCACCCCTTGATGCTGTAGAATACGACGGTATACACGATGAACGCGCTCATAAACGCGGCGACCGCGCATAGGATGCGGTTGCGCGTTTTGAGCTTCTTTGTGCGCTTCACGTCCTGACCTCCCATCCGTCGATCTCGGACTTGATCTTGTCGATAAAGCTGTTGCCGCCGAGCATCTTATATCCCTTGTAGAGATACAGGAAGTCTTCCAACTCGTACTGGCGAATAAATTTGTCCTCTTTGTGCCGGTAGTACGTGTGCAGCATATCGTGCCGCAGCTGACATTTCATCGCGTCCGTCAGCTTGTCAAAGCCGAGGATCCTGTTGCGCAGCGGCTTGATCAGCAGCGCCAGCGCGCCGAGAATGACCGTGATCTCAGAGCACACCGACGCGGCAGTTGCCAAGTCTATCATGTTCTGCTCCTTTCTGCGGCCCTGCCCCGCTTTTATAGAGTTCTGTGTTAAGCCTATCATGCCGCCCTCGCAAATTCACCACGGGGCAAAAAGAACCTGCCGGAATTCCCGACAGGTTCTTTCTCTCACGCTGCTTTCTTTCGCATGATCGCAAGCTGCTCATCCACCCGCGCGCGGTTCCAGTGGCGGATGCTCTTCGGCACGTTCAGATATTCGTACATCGCCGTGCGCTGCTGCTCGTTGAGGCCCGAGCGGAACAGCATTTCCATGATCTGTAAGCCCTTGCTCAAGTCAATGGTCTCGCCGTCCTTGTCTTTCAGGCTCTCGCACTCGCTCGCCGCCGCCTTGCAGGCCGCGAACACGCCCGGGTCGATGCGGTACTGCTTCTGTGCCTCCTGCGCGTTCTGGATCCATTTCGTCGTGATCTCATACTGTCCGCCGGAGTTTTCTTTCAGCGCCATCGCCTCGGCGTAGCTCTCGACGTAGCCGAGCGCCTTGTCCTTGCCCTCGTCAGAAAGGCGGGAGAACGCGCCGCTGCCCGTCGCCTTGTCGGCCTGCGTGCGGTAGGTCTCGCCCTTCTGCGTCTCGTACTTGCTGTACGCGCTCGCGTTCAGGTCTGCCGCGCTGAATTTCTCCTCGTCCTCGCCGCTGTCGTAGGCGTACTTCCCCCGGATGCCCAGCAGATCAAGCGACTTCTGCGGAAGCGAATAGTTTTCTTTGCTCTCGGTTTTCTTCTTGTAGCGGGTTTTAAGGCTGCTTTGGATGCTCTCGCCGTCAAGGCCCATCTGCTCCATCAGGTCGCGGCGGATGTGCTCATAGGTCGTGTAATCGCCCTGTTCCAGCGCATCGTAGAGGATGGAGATAAACCGGCTCTTGTTGCCGCTGTTGGCAAGGTTATAGCTGAACTTCTCCACCTCGTACTGGAAGCCGAGACTGCCGCTCGCCTGCGCGATGGTCCGGATCGTTGCCATCACGTCGCGCTTGATGTTAGACACCGGCAGTCCAAAGACCTTACTCGCTTGGGCAAGCAGTGTGAGCGTCGCTTCCTTGTTGGTCTGTCTCCCGTCCCCTCCAATACTTTTGATGAAGACACTTGCAGCACTGAGGAGCCCTGCAATGCTCTCCATATCCGGGCGGGACACGTCATAGCCCTGCATGATTGACAGCGTATCCTTGACAACCGGAATTTTCGTTAAGGGGTTCAGGTTGCTGCCGACGTTGCCGTTCAGTACGATATTCGAGATCAGCTCTGTTGCGCTTTCTTCATCGCCCTCTACTCCTGTAAACGCGGTAAAGAATTTCTCCCAGTAGTCCTTATCGCGGTCATCGTCGCGAAGCGCATCAACGACGCTCTGTGCCAGCGCATTCACAACGTCCGTAACGACAAGCGCCGTCGCTGCGCGTCCGAGCGACTTTAATGCCTTGCTGCGCTTCGTCGGGTTCTCCTCGTAGCGGAACGCGTCGTAGCTGCGCATCAGCACGTTCAGCGTCATAATTGGTTCGCCCATGAAGGCCGTTGCCTGTTGAGAGAAATCTCCCTTGCCGCGCATGATGTTACTGCGCTGCAAGATGCCGTCAACGACCTGCGTCTGGTCGATCATGTCGGAGAACACGTCGTTGACCGCGCTGTAAAATTCATTGCTGCCCGCGCGGACATCGGGCTTTTCGCGCTTCACCTGCCATTCGCAGGCGTTCCACAGCTTCCCCCACGTCACAGCGTCCGCTTTGCCAGCCGCCGCACCTGCGAGGTCATTCAGCTTGTTCGTCACGCCCTCCTTGCCGTAAAAGCGCTCTTTCAGCGTGTACGGCGACGAGATATCGAAGCTGCCGACGTCCTTGCGCATTGCGATAGGCGAATGCTCAAGCGCTTTCTCCCAGCCGCTGCCCTTCGTCACGCCGCCGGTCATGCCCTTTGCCATGTCCTTCGGGTCGAGCACCGCCGCCGCACGGAAGAATGCCGTCGGCTGCTGGATGACGACGCGGATGTTCGCACCGACCGCTGCGCCCTTGAATTTACCGGTGTTTTTTGTCATGAAATCGCGGAACGGTTCAAAGTCTTTGACGCCGATACCGTTCTGAATGTCGCCCATCAGCTTTGTCCAGTACTGCTGTGCGCCCTTGCCGCCCTTTTCGTCGAGCAGGCCCTTGACGCTCACGCCGGTTTTGTTGCCCGCGTCATTGCGGTACTGGAAGTTGAAGAAGCGGTTTGCATCCTCCATCGGCGCGAGCCATGCCGCGTAGTTGATCATATCGGACGCGTGATCGGCAAACGTATCGAACACGCTGCGCAGCTCCACGGCGTTGTTCGCGTTCGGCGTCACCTGCTGTGCCATGCCGATGTTCTTGATGGAGCGCACATTGCCGCTGTCCTCTTCCTGCGTACTGTGCAGGCCCTCCGCCGCCGACCTGATGGGCCAGTAGTTTTTCTCGGTGAATTTGCGGTAGCCGTAGGCCTGCATGCTGGCATCGTTGCCGTACTTGGCAAGCGTCGTCGCGGTAAGCTCCTGCAAGCCGTCCGCCACGCGCTTCTGCTCGTCCGTCAGCTTGCCCGTGATGCGCTCGATGTCGCCCTCGGTCAAAAAGACCTGCCGCGTGCCGCGCTGCACCTTCGTCTTGCCGGTCTCCGCGCTCTTGATCTCCGGCTGAATGACGCCGCCGCCGAGCAGATGTCCGAGCGCCTGCTTGCGCTTGCTCAAAAGGTACAGCTCCATGATCTGCGGCGTCGTCAGCGTCAGCTTGCCGCCGTTGGCAACGGTGATATCGTGCGTCTCCGCCTCCCATTTGCCGATGGCGCTGCCGCGTGCGTCGCGCAGCGCACCTTTCAGGTCGCCGTGGATGGCCTTGCCCGCAACGTCCTTGAAGCCCGCCTCGCCCAGCTCGTCGCCAAGCACCTTCTGCGTCTTCTCGGCGATGTCTCGCGCCATGACCTCCTGCGAATCCTGCGCGTTGCGCAGCATCCGGTAGATGCTCTTGCCCGTCTCGCCGTAGTGCGCGAAGAACGTGTACGGCGTTTCCAGACTGATCGTCATATTGCCGCCGAGCTTCTGCCGCCGCGTGCTCACGTCGGTCTTGAAGCTGTCCGCCATCTGCTTTGTGGTCTCAAATTTGCTCTTGGAGAGCACCTTGCCAGCCGTCGAGACGGAGTGCTCCACCGCACGGATGGTCTTCCACATCGTCCCGAGCTCTTCCCTCGTCAGCTCAGAGAGCCGCTTGTCCTCCATGCCGATGACCTGCTCAAGCAGGCCGTCCGAGCCATCAGTCCCAAGCAACGATGGGTCAACGACCATGTCGCCGCCCTCGTTGTCCTCCAAGATGGACTGATACTGCTTCTGCAATGCGCGGAACGCCTCGGTGCGCTTTGTCGGCGTGCCGCTGCCGTCATAGACACGCTTGCCGCTCTCATCCACGGTGTAGGCGCTCTCCTGATTGATGCTGTTCAGCACCGCCGCCACCGCCGAACGCATATTCTCGGGGATGTGCTTCGTGTCCGTCGGGCGCAGCAGCTTCTTCGACAGGTCTTTCGCGTGCCGCGTGATCTTCGCGCGCAGCTCGCGGCGCTTCTGACCCTCGCGGCGCGTTGCGTCCTTTTCGCGGTAACGGTCTTTCAGCGCATCCAGCTTCTCCGCCTGCTGCGTGCGGGCTTTCTGCAAAGCCTCCTGCGTGTGCCGCAGCCTCGCCGTCTGCCGTTCGAGTTTCTTTTCCCCTGCGAGCTTTGCGTCCGCTGCGGCCTTGCGGCCCGCCGCCTTTGCCGCGACCAGCTTTTCCGCCTGCACGTCGGCGAAGGTCTTCTTCGCCTGCGGCAGGTCGAAGAACCGCTCCATGATGTCGTTGGAAATGGCGCTGACCGCCTGACCCATATAGCCCTCAAACGGGTTATATTCGCCCACGTTGTATAGCTCGTTCGCCACCTCGGCAATGCGGCTGATCTGGTCGCTCACGTTGTTCTCGCGCGTCTCGCTGAAAAACTCGGGGTAGCTCTCCGCCAGCTCGGAATACACCTGATCGACGTTCGTGCGCTCGCCCCTGCCAAGATTTACCTTGCCGAAAAGCCCTCGGCGGAAGTCGGCATAGTCCGTGATGCCCGCCGCATCCTCGGCAGAGAGTGTGATCTTCGTATCCTTGAGGAATTTGCGCAGCTCGCTGTACTCGCGGTATACCTCGTCGTCCTTTGCAATGGCGCTTTCGGCGATGCGCTCGGCAATGGAATCTGCGCGGCTTCTCGCCTCGGTATAGGTGAGTTCGCCGGTCTCGTCGCCGCCGCGCGCGATGTAGTCGTACAGGCTCGCAAGGTCGCCAGCGATCTCGCTGCTGTCGATCTCCGCGCTGTAATCCTTCACGAGCCTCTTTGCCGCCTGCTGGACGCTCCTGCTGTCGGTGCGCACGCCGTCTGAGCGGCGCGTCTGCCCCTTCCAGTAGTCCACGCGCTGGCGCAAGGTCTCGTTCTCGCGCTTGAGCGCCGCGAGCTCCTGCGCATTCTCCGTGCCCTTGAGGGAAAGAAACTGCGCAAGGCTCGATACCTGCGGCGTCGTTCCGTCTTCAAAATAGGCTTTGATATCGGCAAGCACCTTGTTTGCGTGTGTGCCGCGCGGATATTCCGTGCTCGATACCGTCTGCCCGTCAGGCGTATCAAGGTCAAGGATGACCTCGCCGCGATTGTGGCTGATGAAGTCGGAAAGGGAATCGAGTTGGTTCTTTGTCGGCATGACCGAAAGGTTGATACCGCCGCTTTCCGGCGAAATGCGGATATTGCCCTCGCTCATAAACTGGACCATGCTGCCGCTGTAATCGCTGCCGCCGTAGTCATCGCCAAGAGCGTCGCGAATATCTCGATGGTCGACCGTGCGATATCCGCCGGGGCCACCTTCGTGCCTGCCGGAGAAGTCGAGCTTTTTGCCGTTCGTCAGGATGTAGCCGGTCTCCGACCACTTATAGGTGTGCCCGAAATACTCGTCCGCGTCCTTGCGGTGCTGCTTCTTCTCTTCGTCGGTGTACTCTTTCAGCGAATAGCGCTTCTTGACATTCTCGCCATTTTGGGGTATACTACTTTTAGAGACGGATGCAGTGTTTCTGTTGGTTCCCGGTGACGGGTTCTCAGCTTTCACTGCATCGGTCTCTTTTTCTACGAAAGAGGTCGGCTGCAGGTTCAAAATGTCGTACAGCAACATACTTCCGCTTTCTCGTGTGCCTACCACCACTTCCGCTGTGTAGTCATTCCCGCCCACACGCAGCAACACATTGCCTCTTGCGAAGTCTGCAATCTTGTCCTTGCGTGGATGGTTCAGCCCTTCGTTCACCCAGTTCGTCGTCGCGTGCAGAATTTCATCGGCATTGTTCGTGGCGCGGAGTTTGTCTTCCCGTAGCTGCGGGTCGTTATTGTAGAGCCACTGCATATACCGCGAGAATGTCATCTCTTGACGGCTCTGATAGTCAATATTGATCTCGTTGTTCCCCACGGTGATGCCGCTGGGGAATTTATTTTTCAAATTCGCTTTGACCGTCGACACCCAATCTTTCTGTGGGATGCCATCGAGAATATCTTCGTCGACTTCGACAAAGGACTTGTTGTCCGTGGTTTTTTCAATGCTGTAGCTCTTTCCGCCGTCCGCGAACACCGTGTCCTCGTCGCCGATGTTCGGCTTGCGGCCCATGCGCTCGTCCGCCGTCAGGCCGCGCCGCGCCGCAGCGTCCCGCGCCTCGATCTCGCCCGCCGTATTATGGTAGAGATCATAAGCGTTCATCTCTTCGCCGCGGTCGCTGAGCCATTCGAATTCTGCCATATCAAGCTGCGACCACAAATCAGCGTACTCGCTGTCGTACAGCTCGTCGACGACAGCCTCCGCCGCATCGTAGTCACCGTCCAGCCTGGCTCGGTTGATCCTGCGCACCTTGTCCTTGAATTCTTCCGGCGCGCTGTCGAAGATGCGATGATATTCTTTCCTTGCACGCTCAATGCGTCCGTCGTTCTTCCGGCGCGAATAGCCGCCTTGTATCATCTCGTCCCAGTATACAGGGCTTGTCCCTCTCGCGAATCCCTCCCGCTCCTGAATAGCGTGCTGAATCTCATGGATGAGAGTGCCTTTCAATTTCTCTGGTTCCAGTTTTAGCCCCGTTCTTAAAACGATCTCATTTTCTTCGGGGTGATAGCTTCCTTCTTTGTTCCCTGTGTTGGCCTCGAAACGCACTTTCATATCTCTCAGTGCCGGATACGCTTCAAACAGTTTGTCGTGCCTTACGATCTCGTCTAAATAGAGGGGTGACTTTCTAACGCCCTTGAGATTTTTGTCGAGAATCTGTAGCTCATTCAAATCTTCCGCAGTGGCAGTGTCGTGTAAATAAGCCTTTTCAAAAAGCTCGTTGTAGCGCTTTGCATCGGGGTTTCTGAGAAAATTCCATTTAGTGTCGGTTTCTGTGCCGCTGTCGTCGATCTCCCAGCGCCACTTCCCATCTGCGCCGCGGAACCAGCCCGTTTTCTGCCGGATGGTCTCGGCATCAGCACCGCTTTCCTCCATCTCTTTTGCCGTATTAAGCGCTTCTTTGTCCGCATTCTTTGCATTTTCTCCTGCAAACATAAAGCGCTTCTTGCCGCCCTCTGTGGCGGCATTTTTGCTGCTCTTCGCCGCCGCCTCGAATGCCTGCTGCAAAAGCCCTTCCGCCGTCTGCGCCTGCTTCTTGGCCTTGCCGGTCAGCTTGCCCACGATCTCGCGGATAGCGTCGCGCAGCTTTTCAAGCAGCGTCCGGTCTTCGCTGTGCCTGCGGATAAACTCATTCAGCACGTCCGTGTTGGCGATCATCTCGCCCGCGTAGTTGGCTGCGGCCTCGTCCAGCGCTTCATCCATGCTGGTCTCAACGCCCATGCGGTTGTACTGCTCGTGCAGGATGTTCGCCGCCTCGGCGACGTCGGGGTCTTCCATGATGGCATTGCGGAACGCCGTGTACTGCTCGGGCGCGAGCTCCTGCACGCGGTGCGTCCACTCATGGCCGACGACCTGCATCACGGGGTCCTGCGCGTCCTTTGCAATGCGGATTTCGTTCCCCTCGATGACGCCGTTGGCCTTGCCTCCCATCACTTCATCCGCCATACGCACGCGCACGCCGAGCGCCTTTGCAACGGTGTTGATCTCATCCGCCGTCGCGTTATCCATGCTGCGCGAAACGTAGTCATCATAGACAAGGCCGCTGCTGCCGTCGCTTTCCTGCGCGAAGGTCTTCTTGCGCGCCTCGGCCTTCGCGTCGTTCTGCCCTGCGGCATAGCCCGCGTAGGCCGTCTCATTCGTCGGGTTCGGATTCGCTTTGCCTTCCACGCCCGCATTGTAGGCGGGAATAAAGTCCTTCACGTGCTCTGCCGTGTCCTTGCCCTCCTGATACGAGCCGCGGATCGCCTTGCGCCCGCTCTCGCCGATCATGCTGTCGTAGCGCGCAAAAAGCCTGTCGGCAATGCCGTTCACGACGTCCGCGTCGCTGCGCGTCTCCGTCTTCGTGTTCGGCAGCTCGGTACGGCTGTCATAATAGCGCCCGCCGCGGTTGCCGATGGCTTCCACACCGCCGCCAAGCCCGCCGAGAATGCCGCCGACGAGAAAGTCGTTCAGAATTTCCGATGCTTCCAGCTCGCTGTAGCTCCCGCCGAGCGTCTTGCCGTTATAGATCATCTGCAAGGCAGGCTGAATGAGGTCTTCGATGGCTTCCTCGCCGCCCTCTTCCAGAAACGACAGCGCGATCTTGCCCGCCGCGCTGCTGTTAAGCCCCTGCATCGTCCGCTCGATGACGTCGTCTAAAAAGCCCTTGCCGAACATCTTCTTGAACGGAGCCGCCGCGTTGCCGATCTTCTCGGTCGCCACGCTCAGCGCGCCGCTCGCAAAGCCATAGTTGACCTGCTGCTCGTGTGTTGCGCCCTGTCTGCGTGCCTCCTGAGCGCTTCCTCCCATGCTGCGAACGAACATCGCAGGGAGCGCGCTGCCGCCCGTAGCGAGGCCGAGAACGGCGTCCGCGCCCATCTGTGCGCCCGCAACGCCCACGTCGACCGCGAGCTGCCCGACCTTGCCGAGGCCGCTTTTCGCCTTGTTGATATCTCTTGTGCCGCTGTCGGCCAGCCTGTCAGCGGTCTTATAGATCGCGCCCGCCGTGCGCTCGACCTCGCCGCCGATGCCGTATGCCTGCTGATACGCCGCCTTGCGTGCTTCCAGATTGGTGATGACGGTGCGCGCCGTTTCGCGTTCGCTTTCCGTGCTTTCGGGGTCGTTCAGCACTTCGCGCTGCGCCTTGATGTCCTGATCCCACAGCGCGATTTCTTTCTCGGCCTCATCGCGGCGCTGTAAGCCGCTTCCGGTCTGTGCCATGCCCGCCACATTGACAAGGCCCGCGCCGTAGGTCTTCGCCGCGCCTTTTGCCGCGTTCCCGACGCGCTGCGCGACCGTCGGCGTCTTCACGTCCTGCACGTGCTTCTGAAAGGCGCTCTCGCTCTGGTAGTTTTTCGCCTCTTTCTGCTGCAAGGCACCCTTGCCAAGATTTTGCGCAAGCGCACTCTGGTTCTTCGGCGTCACGACATTCTGCTGCGTCGTCGGCTGCTGACGGAACACCGGCGAAGTCGCTTTTACTCTCTCCTTCATTCTTGACGTGCTGGGCGTATTTAGTTTGTCCGCCTCATCTGCGCGTTCAACAAACTGTGCATGTGCATCTTTTCGGGCTGCCCAAGAGGCCGCACCGTCAAACGATGCGGCCCTCTCCTTTTTGCGTGCCGCCCATGCGGACGCACCGTCAAAATTCCCCGACATATATCTTGTCCTCCTTAGTAGCCGTAGCTGCTGAACAGTTCTTCTGCCTCGCTGTACTGTTCCTCACTCATACCGCCTGCTACCTGATCCATGTACGCCTCGGCTGCTTTCACTCTACCCTCTCGCAGATTGACGCGAATGTTGTTCAACACAGCTTCCCACTCACTGGCCTTCATGCCCTGATTGCGAACCGTGCCGTATCCCTTCGGCTCATCATTGCCGTCCGGGTCATACCCGTATTTACTTTTAAGATATTCGTCGTTATATCCGTTGTAATAGAAGACGTTCAGCACCTCATCGGTAAACTGTCCAGCTTTCGCCATCTCTTTAGCGGTCGACAAGCTCATACTCGGCTTGCTGGGCGCATTGCTCACTCGCCCGCCGCTACTTGCCGCCTGCGCGGCCTGCTGCAATTGATACTGCCATTCCGCGTCATAGCGCGCGTCCTCAATGGCGTCGCGTTCCTTCTGGTAGTCGTAGTTGAGCTTGTCCTGCTGCTTCTGATACGCCAGCGCATCCGCCGTCTGCTGGTCGCTCACCTGATCGCGTGCGAGCTGATAGAGGTAGTTGCGGTCGGTCAGCCAGCGGTTGTAGTTGTTGTCTTCAAGGCCGATGAGCGTGCTCAGGTCGGCGCGGTCGGCGCTCAGGTCGTCCTGATACATGCCGTAGGCAAGCTGCTGGAGCTCGGGAATCTTGTCCGTCATCTGGCTCATCTGGTAGTCGCTCGCTTGCTGGCTCGCTGCCACCGCCGCCGTGGACGGCATTCCGCCCGTCATCACTGCCGTCTTGCCGAGCACGTCCTCCGCGCTGCGGTCCGCCTCGCGCGTATACTGCTTGCGGTACTGCTGATAGAGCGGGTCGCTCGCCGCGTCGTAGCTGAATTTTTCGCGGTTCAGCAGCGCGTCGAGCTTTGCGCTGATCTGCCCGCTCTGATCGTAGTTGTAACTGCTGTCGCCCAGCTTATCGAGCCAGCTTGTGTCAGCCTTCGCAGGGCTCGCGCCCGTGCCGAGCTTGATGTACTCGCTGCCGTCCACGCCGCCGGAATAGTCGTACTTCGCGCGAATCTTCTCCGCCGCGTCGTGTGCCGCCTGCTGCCCCGCCTTGTCGCCCTCGGCATAGGCCTTGTTGTAGGCCTCGGTATACTGCCGGATGAGATCGAGGTCGCCCGAATCGCTGATGAGCGTCAGGTCTGTATTCTTGTGTTTGAAATTATCTGCCATTGTCCCCTCACTTTCTGCCGCCCGTCACGTATTCGTACTCGAGCGCATAGAGCCGGTATTCTCCCGTAGCTTTGATTTTCAGCCTGAAGTGGTCGCAGCGGCGGATCGGGCAGTTGAGCGTGAAAACGTCCTTCTCCTGCGCCCCGCAGCGGTCTACCTCTTCCCACGCGCCGCTGTCAAATTTGACAAGGAACACGACCGTCGCGCCCTTTTCGCATTCCAGCCGTGCCCGTACGCGCTGCACGTGCTTTGCGTCGAACGAGCCGCCGTCATAGTCGGCAAACTCCGCCTCACTGCTGACGCCCCCCTCGCGCGTCGCGCCGGTCGGGACGTCTGCCGGATTCCCCAGCAGCACGCACCCGCCGTCTACTAAGGCCATGATACCGCCCGAATAGGCCATTTGCACCACGGCGAGCGCATCTTCCTTGTGCCACACGCCGTTTTCGCTGCTGTAGCAATACAGCGCCGCTTTGCCGTCCTCTTTCAGGCTCACGTAGTAATTGAGGCCGTCGCTGCCGCCCACGGCGTCGGAGAGCCGCACATCGTCGCCCAGCGCGCGGGAGATGCAGCGCGGCATGCCGCCGCTGTACGCCATGATGCCGACCTTCGAGAGGTAATAGAGCGTTTCGCCCGCCACAGCAAGGCTCTTGTGGCTTCCTTTCATCACGCCGAGCACCGCGCTCGACATGAGCTGAAAGTTCGTCGGGATCGTGCCGTACATCTTGAATATCTTGTCCTCTTTGAAAAAGCACGGATAGCCGAGGTAGCTCACGCACGCCGTAAACGCCCCCGCCGTGCCGCTCTCCACGCTGAACGCGTCCGTAGATAGCCCGTCAAACACGTTCCAGTTGTACGGATCGCCGAGCTTTGAGGCAAAGATGCTGTCATCCTTGCAGCCCCACACGCGGTTTTCGTTTGTGCAGACAAAATCCATGTCGGGCACGGTGCGCTTGAGAGTGACCTCGCCGGTCTCCGTGATGCTCTCCTGCCCCTCGGGCAGGCGGAACGTGTTCTCGTAAAAGCGCAGCGTCTTCTTGTCCTCGCTGATCTCGCGGATGATGGGCGTGCGGTTGTTGTAGGCCTCCTTTGTGCAGCCCGAGATCGTCACCGCGTCGCCCACGTTGAAAGGGAACGCCGCGCCGGTCGTCGTGATGCTGTTCGCCTCGGCCTTTTCGTCGGCATACGTGCCGTTGCCGAATTTCAGCCCCGTCGCGCTGTAGCTTGCCTCCATTGGCTTGATCGTGCCGTCCTTTTCGCACACGATCTTATCGGGAAAGATGAGCACGCGCTTGCCCAGTGCGCAGAAGGCCTTTTCGCTGTCTGCGACCGTCGCCTTCTCCTCACCGTCGATATAGAGTTTCGTGCCGTACACCTCGTAGAGCTTGCCCGCGCTGAAAATGCCGTTTGCCGTGCTCATATTCTTGCGGACGGTATAGCGCCGCGCGCGGGGAGCGAGAAGCGGAAAGTACCGCGCCGACAGGTTCTTCATGTCGTAGAGCTCGCCGCCCGCCGCGCCGAACGTGTGGTTGATTCCGCCGAATTTCTCCTGCTGCACGCGCCGGTTTGCGTATGCCGTGATCTCAGGCAGTCTCATTTGACCTCACCGGCCTTTAAGGGCGCAGGGCCTTCCGCGCGCCTGCTCTTTTTGCTTTCCGGCTTCTCCGCCTGCTCGTCCGGCGTCTCTCCCTGCGTCGGCTCCTCCGCCGCGTCGCAGATCATCATAATGTTGCGCAGCTCCTGCCGCGCCGCCGCCACGATGTCCACGGCGTCCCCGTTGACATTCAAAAGGCCGACGAGACGCATCGCCTGCGCCGCTCCCTGCTTGATCTTTTCTTTCATGTCTTTTTACCTCCAATCGGGGTTTCGATAAGTTCCGTAGTTGATGACCGGCGTGAACTCCACCCAATTCGGGCGCGACGCCGTTCCGATATTGATAATCGCCCGATGCCTTGCCCAATTGGGACGGGATGCCGTTCCGGTGTTGATATAGACGTTTCCACCGCTGCTGCTTCCCTCCATTGTGAAGGACCCGCTGTCTGAATAGCTTGTCTCCACCCAGCTGTCGAGGTCAGTGTCCCAGTAGCACAGAACCGCCTCCCAGTCATAGGTCTCCCCCGGACTGAGATCGTCGAATGTGTCTTCAAAGTCGCTGCTGCCGCCGCCCTTGTTCGTCGATTCGAGATAGAACCCTCTCGAATAAATACCCGTGACGTAAAGTGCTCTGTGCAGCGAATAGCTGCTGTCGCCGCCGGTGAACGTTCCGGTCAGAACCGCCTTTGTCGAGCTCTCCACGGTGATATCTACGCTCAGTCTCGCCATGCGTCACGCCTCCTCAAAGAACACCGTGCCATACGGTGCATAGCTCGGCGGGGACGGCCCGAACGTGTAGTTGCCGCTCAACACCAGATAGCCGCCGCCAAGCGAAACGACGTTATAGTCGCTCACGTCATCCATCCCAATCAGCGCAAACGGGCCAAAGTCGGATTTTAAGTAGACGTTTCCCGCCGCTTCAAACCGCATGCCGCCGTAGTCCGCCGAAAGGCCGATGCCGGTCTGCCCGGTTCCTGTCATCGCAAGGGTCAGGCTGCCAACGCTTTCATATTTTCTCGTGTCGTTGTTGTAGCCGATCAGGTCTACGCTTTCACCGCGCAGCTTCTCTGCCGTCAGCGTGCCGTAGATGTTCACCGCGTCCACGCACAAGTCAATGCTGCCCGTGCTCGCGATCTGCGCGCCGTTGTAGTTGAGCTTGAAGATCGTGCCGCTCTCGCCGCTCGTCGCGCCCAGCGTGAAGCCGGTCGCGCTCTGGTCGAAGATGCTTTGCGCCTGCGTCGCGTCGATCTTCGTACTCACCGTCGTGCGGATGCCGTTCACGTCCGCCTTAATGTTCGTGATCGCGCCGTCAAGGTTCGAAATGCTCGCCTGCAAGCCCGTCGCCGTCGCTTGCAGCTGCGTAATATTTCCCTCGGCGTCGCCGATGCGTCCTGCCAGCCCCTGCGCCGTGATGGACAGCTCATTTACATTCTCGTCCGTGTCCTCGATCTTGGCATAGATCGGCTCGGAGATATTCTTGATAAACTCGCTCAATGCGTTCTGGTTGATGTTGCTCCCATCCAGATTGAAAAGCGTATACCGCAGCTGTTCCAGCAGCACGAAAAGGTAATCATAGACCCCGTTGATCTGCTCCTGCGTGTCTTTGCCTTCCCCGTTCGGGAAGGTCGTCTCCACCAGCTGAAATGTCGTCGGCACTCGTCATCACACCTTCCAGTTGCCCTTGCTTTCTTTGCGGTTCTCGCGCCGCCACCATGCCATAGCGTCGGCCACTGCCTCGTTGGCGATGGCGTGGTCGTTGGCGTAGAGCGCGCTGTCCTGATTGTAGGCGTCGAGCTGCGCGGCCAGATACAGATGGTAGCACTCGTTGTGCCCGTCCGGCAGCAGCAATTCCATATCCTCGACGCTCGCGGTGTCGTCCTCCACGCTCACCTTGAGGGTGGGGGCTTCCGCCCCCATCATCTCGGCGATCCGGTGCTCAAGCACCATAAGGATTTCCGCCTTGCGCGGCGTGCTCAGTTTGTTGGGCCGCAGCGCGTCCGCGTCGCGGATAGCTTTCAGCAGCTTCATCACTTAACCTCCGTAAAATACTGCCCCACGACCTCATGCGGCAGATACTGCAGCACGATCTTCCCGCCCGCGGCCTCGCCGGTGCGCTCGCACAGGTACGTCTTGCCGTCCTCGCTGTCGAGGTAGTACTTGCCATACTCGTATTCCATGCCGCGGCTCGCGGGGATGGGGTCATCCTGCGTGCCTGCGTGCTCCACGTCGACCACGACCCACAGCGCGGGCGTTGCGGCGGGGTTCCAGCCCTCTTGCGAGGTGTGCGCCTGCTGGCACTTGTAGAGCTTGCCGTTATCGTTCACGCGGTCGCCGACGGCGTAGCTGACGGGATATGCCCACGTGGGGAACAGCTCGACCGCCTTTGCCGCCTCGCCGTCCGGCAAACTCACCGCTGCCGCCTCGATGACCGGTCTCAGCTCCGCCGCGCGCTGCGGCGTAATGCTCTGGCCCACCAGCGCCGTGACGGCGTTCTCGCTATTTGTGAGTTGTGCAGCGCCGCCGATCTGCTCAAAGCCTCCGGTCGGTTCGTTGCCGTGCATAGTCTTACCGTCAAAGCGATATACAGTATCGACCATCGCCGCGATCGGTTCGCCGTCTTCCGTTGTCGTTTCTCTTGCGATTTTTGCGCAAAATCCTTCTGCCTCATCCTCACTGCACGGGATATAACATCCGTTGATGTGTAGCTTGATGAGCAAGACAGAATCAGCGTAACCGTCAAATACCCCGTTTTTGGTTACTGCGTACATACATTCCCTCCGATCTTTCGTTGATAAATTTCTTCCAGTTTTTTTGTTGATGCCGTTCTCAAGCGGTTTTTCCAGTATCTGTTTTCCTGATCCGGCCATTTCTCGTCTGCAAAGTCGTCCGCGCAACCGTGCTTGTCATAGTAGCGATAGAGGCCGTCGAGCATTTCTTGTCGGTACGCGCCCTCCGGCGTGTTCGGGCGGAAATGCTCCCACCCGTTTTCAGACGTGACGGCGCAAATCCGCCGCTCGTCAGCGGCAAAGAGAAAGCCGTCCCGCTCCGCGACAAGCGTCCCGTATCGGAGGTTAAACCCTCCGTCGATGCCCTCGGCCTTAAAGCGCCGATAGACGATATACTCCATAGCTTTATCCTCCCTTGAATAATTCTCGAT